CTACGTCGTCGGTCCGAAGCGGTGAAGCTGAGGGTCGTCGCCGGGGGAGGTGGCGGATGACCGCCTCCGATTCGTGGCTGCTCACGATGTTCTGGAGCGACAGCACGCTCTCGCTCACTGCGCTGAGCCTCTTCGCAGCGATCGGGCACCCGCCGCGCTACGACGGACCGATCACGTGGTGGCGCGCTGCAGGTCGGCGCTTCCGCAGGCGCCACCCGCTCGGCATGGCCGCATGTCGGGCGATCGCCAACAACATCGCGGAAGGGAGGCCGTCATGACCCGCCGCACTTCCACGCGCGCGTCTACGTCACGTCGTCAAGAACCCGGAAAGGGTCGTGCGTCGACCCGATCGGTCGCGTCGGCGGACCTCGCCCTCGCGTTGAATCGATTCAACGCCACGACGACGAGCGCCGAGTTGAATCGATTCAACTCGGGCGCCCCTCGCCTTCACGACGATGGTTTCGCGATCGCGATCGGCCCTCCGGATGCAGAGTCGATCGCGCGTAGGGGCAAGCTACCCCTCCCGGCCGATCACGAAGTGCCTTGTTTCTCGAGGCCGTCGCGTCGGTATCGGCTTTCGGGCAGCCCACAACGCCCGATTCGGCGCCCGTCGACCACTGAGTTGAATCGATTCAACTCGCGGCCCGAGGCCCATGTTTCCTGCGCCCACGTTGGGCGCAGTCGACGTTCCGCAGGCCTCCGCCCTTGTCATGAGGGGCGTGGGTATGCGGGCGCACGCAGCACGACCGATTGGACCCGGCCGGTGCTGCCCCAGCCCCCGCCCCCTACGCCGTCACCGCGAGCGATAGGGGGCGGGCCGCTGGCCTACCTGCGAGGTGCCCATGACGCCCGATGAGATCCACGGAGCGCTCGCCGAAGCCGACGCAGCGCAGCTCGAGGTCGTGCTCGTGTCGCGCGAAGGCAATCAGATCCGCGCGACGGTGTTCGTGCTCCGCAGCGAGCACGTTTCGATCATCCAGACCGGCGACGACCGCCCAAGCGGACCCATGCCGTTCTCGATCATCGACCGTGTCCGGCTGCTCGAGAGGGCGCCGTCGCTGACTCTCCAGCGCCTCGCGTTGGCTCGGAGGAAAGCGCGAGTGACCTCGTCATGACCCGCACCTTCGACCGCACGGGTACCGGCGCCGGCCGCGGCAAGACGTACGTGGAGAACCCTCTCAAGGACCTCCCGCCCGGCCTGCCTGCAGCGGCGACGCCGACCGGGGACGAGCGCCCGCTGGCGCGCAACCCGCACGGCCAGTTCGCCGACCGCCAAGCGGCCTCGGAAGCCGGTAAGCGCGGCGCAGCCAAACGCCTCCAGAACCGCCTGATGACCGCGGGCTTCAAGTTCCCGAAGTCGCTGCGGGTCGGAGAGGGGCAGCTCTACGAGGTGCGCGACAGCGCGAAACGCTTCGCCGAGCTCGCCGACAAGGCGGTGACCGAGAAGTGCACGGAGCTCGCGCGCGACGTAGGCGGCAACTACTGCGGCGTCGGCCCGACCGCCTGCATCAAGGCGTGGGCGCACGCGCACTTCAACAGCCTGATGCTCTTCGAGCTCGCGGGCGGTCCGCTCGGGGCCGTGCGGCAACCGGGCGGCGCGGGCGCCGAGGTCACCATCAAGCTTCAGCAGGAGCTGCTCGCCACCGCGGCCCGCCTCAGCGCTGAGGCCCGGCAGTCGCTGCTCACGGCGCACTCGCTCTGCGCGAGCGAGGCCGAGGCGCGCGCCAAGCGTGTGGACCCGTCGAGCGGCGCGCCGCCCGGCTTCGTGTTCGTCGACGACGGAGGCCCCGCATGAGGCGACGACTGACCGCCCCCGCGAAACGCCTGGAGGCGATCACCTTCACCGCCTTCTGCGCGACGCTCGGCGTCGTCTTCGAAGCGGCGCAGGAGGTCCTGTTCCGCGTGATGTTCGACGGCGTCGAGCCCTCCTTCTTCGCAGGCCCCGCCTTCGAGACGGCGCAGCTGCTGTTCGGCGACATCGTCAACGTCCCCGCGCTGGCGCGAGACGTGGCCGTCATCGTCAAGGGCGCGCGCGTAGGCGGCACGCGCTTCTCGTCGCTGCGCTGCGGCCACCTTGGGGTGACGGTCGACCTGAGCGGCCTGGCGCCGGGCGAGCTCGCTTACGTCCTCTACGTCGGGCCAGACGTGCGCCTCTCGCGCCAGGCGCTGCGCTACTGGGCGGGCGAGGTCGAGCGCCACCCGCGCCTTCGCGAGCGCGTCGTCGGCGAGATGACGAAGGACGGGTTCACCATGCGGCGCGACGACGGGCGCCTCGTTCGATACGAGGTCCTTCCGGCGACGCGCGGCGGTTCCGCGCTGCGCGCCCGCACGCTGGTGGCGGTGCACTTCACCGAGTTCGCGTTCGTGCGCGACGAGGGGTTCACGGTCAACGACGTCGAGCTCTTCCAGGCGGTGCGGCCCCGCGTGGTGCGTGGGGGCCAAGTCATCATCGAGTCGACGCCCTGGATCGAGGCCGGCGTCCTCTTCCAGCTCGACCGCGACAACTTCGGCGATCCGAAGAACGCGCTCGTGGCGCATGCGCCGACGATCGTGATGCGCGACGACCCGCGCGTGCGGGCGATGGTGGAGGCCGAGCAGCTGCGCGATCCGGACAACGCCGCGCGCGAGTACGGCGGCCTCTACCTCGAGGCCGGCGCGCAGGAGTTCTTCGACGGCGTCGGCATCAAAGCGTCGATCGACCGCGAGCGGCCACCGGTCACGTACGCGGCGGAGAAGAGCACGCCCCGCGGAGCGGGGGCAGACCTCGCTCTCGAGCGGAACTCGAGCACGCTCGCGATCGTCGAGCGCGTGGGCGACTTCTATCGGCTCCTCGAGATCGTCGAGCGACGGCCGGAGCGGGGCAAGCCGCTGTCACTCGGAGCGGACGTTCTGCGCGGGACGTTCGCGCCGGTGCTGCAGCGCCACGATATCGAGTACTTCACGGCCGACCAGCACGTGCGCGAGCCCGCGCGCGAGTTCTGCATCGGCATCACGATCGCAATCGACGGCAAGGACCGCCCGCTCGAGATTGTCGACGCGCCCGAGGGCGCGAAGGGCAAGGTCGAGAGCTACACCCTCCTTCAGACGCTGATCCGCGAGGGCCGGTTCAAGATGGCCCCGAACGCGCGCCTCGAGAACCAGCTCCGCGCCGTCGTCGGGAGGCCGCTACCAGGCGGCGGCGTGCGGATCGTGAGCCCACAACGCCCGGACGGGTCGCACGGAGACCTCGTCTCCGCACTCGTCAACGCGGTGTGGGCGGCCTCGCTCGCCGAGCAGCGAGGCCGCGCCCGCCACCACGTCCTCGATGAGCGATCCGACTGCGTCGACGCGTGGGGCGACCGCGTCCGCGCCGGCTCACGTTTGGGCTCAGGCCGAGGCTTCGGCTGAGACGCATTCACGAAGAAGAAAGGACCAGCATCATGGAAACCGGAACCGAAACGGAGAAGAAGACGACGGACAACGCCCCGATCGTCACCCGCACGCTCGTGGAGCTCGAGGTCGAGAACAAGTCGCTCCTCGAGAAGAACGACCTGCTCACGAAGGACCTCGCGACCACGAAGGCGCGCAACAGCGAGCTCGAGGATCAGGTGGCTGATCTCGAGGTTGAGGCGCTCGTCGGCATCCGGATCACGCCCGCGCAGAAGAGCGCGTTCGTGAAGGCTCGCAAGCTCGATCGCTCGCTCTACGACGAGATGGTCAGCGCGTGCCCGACCGACATGGGGCTCATGAGGCAGATCGTCCCCGGCGGCGACGGCGGCATTCAAACGCGCCTGAGTTCCACGGAGACCGACGCCTTCGAAGTCGCCGCGAAGGCGAAGTGAACGTTCAACACGCAGAAAAAGGAGACTCACCATGAATAACGGCCAAGACATCTTCTCGCTCCAGCGCACCGAAGCAGGCCTCGCCTACGAGAAGGCGATGCGCAACCTGAAGAACCTGCCGCGCGACGTGCGCGACAAGGTCAAGAACGACCTCTTCCAGGGGCTTCACTTCAAGAGCCTCGCGCCGGGCGAGCTCTATTCGAATGCCACGATCCGCTCGATGTCGATCCAGTACGCGAACGACGACTACATCGGCGATCGCCTCATGCAGATCGTCAACGTAGGAGATCAACCGACGGGCAACTTCTTCACGTACGACAAGCGCTCGCGCCTGCAGTCGCCCGACGACACGATGCCGGAGCGCGGCATCCCGAACGAGATCGAGGACGCGCGAAACAAGACGACGTTCTCGTGCAACGACTACGGGCTCTCCAACAGCATCTCGGCGAAGGCGACGAACGCCGCAGATGCGCCGCTCGACGAGCTCATCGACCTCACGGAGTCGATCCTCGATGTGCTCGCCCTCAAGCGCGAGACTCGGCAGGCGACGCTCCTCACGACCGCGACGAACTACGCGAGCGGCAACACCACGACGCTCTCGGGCTCGAGCCAGTGGAACAGCGGTACAGGCGGCAACCCGATCGCGGATATCCAGGGAGCCCGCGCTGCGTGCTGGACGGGTCGCGGTCCGGGCTCGTTCGTCGGTTTCTGCTCGAGGAGCGTTTGGGACGTGCTCGCACGTCACCCGCAGCTGCTCGATCTGCAGAAGTACGTGACCGCCGGGCTCCTCGCTCCGAAGGCGCTCGCCGCGTTCTTTGGGCTCTCCGACATTCTCGTCGGCGATGCCCGCCGCGACACCGCCAATGAGGGCCGCACGGCGAGCTATTCGCGGATCTGGGGCAACTACTTCGGGATCGTCCGCGTCGCGAACCGCCCGTCGGTCCGCAACGCGTCGTTCGCGTACACGCTGCGCATGTTCGGCGAGCCGAAGCCCGCGCAGTGGTTCGAGGAGAAGGAGGGCATCAGCGGTCGCTACTACGCGAAGGTCGGCATCAGCGACGATTACCGCGTGTGCGCGAACGAAGCCGGCTTCCTCATCGTCAACCCGATCGTGTGAGGGCAGCCATGCGAACGGCTACCGCTCTGATCCATAGACAGGACGTCCACGAGCGCGCTCTGAGAACGAAGGAGCGCGCCGTGGATGTCGTGATGTCGACCGAAGCCGAAGATCGCCACGGGGAGATCGTCGAGCAGAGGTGGCGTCTCGAACGCTTCCGGAAGAACGCCGTCGTTCTGTTCGGACACAATTCGCGCGACTTGCCCATCGGGCGCGCGGAGAACGTCCGAGTCGAAGGCGGCGCTCTCCGGGGCACGATCGTCTTCGCGACGGCGGAGGCAAACCCCGAAGCCGAGAAGGTTTGGCAGCTTGTTCAGCAGGACATGCTGTCGAGCGTCAGCGTTGGCTTCGTTCCGCACGACGTCCGCCGCGAGCGACGCGACGGTCGGGACGTAACGATCCTCTCGGATTGTGAGTTGATCGAGCTGTCCGTTGTCCCGATCCCAGCCAACAGCGAGGCCGTCATGCAGCGCGCGAAGGCGATGGGCACGCGGGCATCGGAGATCGATCTCTTCACGCTCGCTCTCGACCTCGCGCCGGAGGGCGACGATGCCGACGCCTGAGCAGCTCGAGCTCGCCGAGGCACTCATGCAAGACCCCGCGCTCGTTCGCCTCCTCGAACAGGTGGCCGAGCGAGCGCGGCGGTCGATGCAGCTCTGCCACGAGATCTACAGCAACCTGTCCACCTGCGATCCGAGCAAGCGGCAGATGGCAGTGCCGGTGTGCCTCGCCCAGATCCGCGTCCTTTTAGAAGCCCACGAGAATGCGCTCGCTCCCTTCCGGGCCTTGATCGAGGTGCTCGAGAAGGAAGCCGCGGAGCTCGGGTCGTGAGCGCGCGTCGGCTTTGGAATTGCCCCCCAGACGAAGAGTGAGCCATGTCGAAGACAGACGAAGTCGAAAAGCTACGCGCCGAGAACACCGCGCTTCGGGCATCCGCCCACACCGCCTGGCGGCACGTTGCACACCTCGCCGATGCACATGGCGAGCACACCATCGCTGAAGCAGCTCGACGCCGCCTCGACGCCCTGGACGAGCCCGACCCGTTGCTCTCAATCACACGGGAGATGATCGCCAAGCTCGACGGGCACCAGCTCGACGCATACATGGACATGCTCGAGGCCCACGGCGAAGGGGCCGTGGCAGCCGCCGAGGTGCTCACGTTTGTCCGCCAGGCGATCGCGCGGAGCAAGGCGGTCGCATGAGTCACCTACTCGTGCGCCTCCACGAGCTCGTCGAGGACGAGGAGGTCCCCGCGCCGGCGCGGAACGTGGCTCGGGCTTTCGTCGCGACCGGCGAACGGGTGGACGACATCTATCTCCACCGCCTCGTGCGGGCGCTCGACGATTGCCGACGCGGGCTGGGGAGCGTCGAGTCCGTCGTCTCCGCCGTGCGAATCTGCACGAGGTTCGCAAGCCAGGATCAGCACGGGCTTATCCGGAAGGACCCGTCATGAGCCGGGCATCCGCTGCCCGCCGTGCCCGCCTCGTCAACACTCGCGTCGTCGACGCGGCGGCCCCGCTCCGAGAGGCAGCCTTCCAATACGGGCGCGCCCTCGCCGAACTCGTGAACGCGATCTATGCGCTGCCGACTCCGGCGGGGGTGAGTGCGAAGGAGCAGGCCGAGTTCCTCGCCGACGTGCGCGCGTTCGCTCAGGAACTATGCACGACCGTCGACCAGCTCGGCGCGGTGGTCTACGAGCACGTTCGCAAGGGCTCATCGTGAGGGGGCCGGGCCGCATGACGATCGAGGTCGGGGCGCGTCCGGCGCGGGGCAATCGTGAGCGGGCCGTCACCGTTTCGCTCTGCGCTCCCCCGCGAGGCGACATGGTCTACGTGCTCGAGCTGTCGGTCGATGAGGCTCGCTCGCTTCTCTCCGACCTCGAGAAGGCGATCGCCTCCGCCCCGTGACCCGGCTCCGAGTTGAATCGATTCAACTTGGCCAGGCTCGCTAGCCGCGTCGGAAGAACTGGTCCTTCTTCTCGAACAGCAGCCACCACTCGCCTTGCTCGGTCTCGAACGTGCTCGTGATGCCATCGAGCGGAACCCAGTGAGGCGCCCCGTCGCTCGTCGGCGAGCGAAGCTTCACGACGTTCGCCTCTTCGTCAACCGACTCGAGCACCCGAGGGACGGCTTGATTGTTCTCGATCACGATGCACTTCACCTGCGCACCAACGGGGATCCGCCGAAGCAGGAGTGCAATGCGGCGAACCTGAGGCACCATGTACATGGGAAGATTCTCCGGGGTGACGTAGAAGGCATCGCTGCCACTTCGGTGGGGGAACACCCACGACTCGCCGCCGTAGCCGCCGGCGTCGCGCCTCGCTTCAACCTTGGCCAGCCGCTGCGCCTCCGCGTCCGGCTTTCCCGCAGCAATGAACCTCGCCTTGTAGGTCTCGGCGAGGGCGTCGACGTCGCAAACCTGAACGCCGACCATCCCGTTGACCTGCGGCCACACGTTGATGGCGAGGACCCAGCCCCCCTCGTGCGGGATCTGCTCGAAGTCGACGCGGGGGGACGGTCGACATCGCTTCGCGACGGCCTTGCTGAAAGCGTCCTTGCGCACGTTGCTCTCGGCCTCAGTCGCAGGCACGTAAGCGCCGATCCGGCCATCGGTCTCCGAGGCGCCGACGAGGATCGTCCCGCCCCAGTGGTTCGCGAACGCGGCGACGTCGATCGCCATGTTCGCCGTCTTGGCGAGGTCGAGGCCGCCCTTGAGGTCGAGCGTAGTGCGCTCGAAACCGTCGCCGACGCGCGGAAGGTCGCTCGCGGAGTAGATCGGCTTGAACGCCGTCACTTCTGCGCCTCGATGATGTCGACCGTTACGATGTGGGCTGTCGCAACGCCGATGGGCTGGCGTGCGGGCGGAACTGGGGCAAGCATCACAAAGTCGTCGAGGTGCCCCATGAGACGGCCCTCGCGTGTCGTACCGTTCGAGAGGCCCAGCCTCACGGCGTGCTTGTCCTTCATGAGCTTGAGCAGCCATGCGTGCAGCGTGGTGGGGACCGGCGGCGGCGGGGCAAGGTTCGACATGCTCCCGGTGCAACACGACCGAACATCGCCGTCAACCGCCGCCACGAGTCGCGGCGCCGAGGCAGAACCTCCGCGCGTCGGACGACACGGCTTCACCCGTCTGCACCACCAGCTGTACGTTTGGACCGGGAAGCACGGCTCCGAACGGACGACTCGGGAGCGGCCTTCGGGCGATTCAGATCCAGGTTGGCGTTGGTGATGAGCGCGCGTCGGAGTGCAGGCAGCTCGCTCTCATCTGCTCGCTCGAGGAGTTGGTCGAGTTGACCGACAACTCGGTCCTTCATCTGCTGCCAGACGGCGCGGGCATTCGCCTCGAGGCGGCCCTGGAGGTCTGGTCGGAACTTGCGTTGCCGCGTAACGATCACGTGAGCGAGCGGAATCTTCTTTCCGCTCGTCTCGGTATGCCTGGGGTTCACATGCAGATCTTCGAGTGTGAGAAGCCGCACGACATCGTCGTGATGCCACGCAACCCGTCGCTTCTCCGGCGCTGGCAGCTCGCCCATCTCGTGCACGATGAGCTCGCCGCCGCCGTTCGGCGGGAGCTTGTTGAGCAAGGCCGCGAACTGCCGACCGAGATCGTCGAACGGCACGTGGTGCAGCGTGTTGACCATCAGGATCACGCCGGCCTGGGTCTCGCTCTGCAGGAACTCCTCCCGCTCCAGGGCATGTGCCTGCGAGCCCAGCTTGGAGAGCAGCTTCTCGAGCTCGGGATTGATCGGACTGTCGACCGCGATGTACCCCGACGAGGCGAACAGCGAGGCCGTCGACAGTCCCTCGCCGACGCGGCCGAGCCCTGCCCCATAGTCGACGATCGTGGTCCCATCGCGGAGGCGCGACTGGACCGCAGACGCCACCATCTCCTGCTGCACATCACCCTGCTTGCATCCCGCGACGATGTCGTCTCGATCGTTCAGAAGGGCAACAAGAAGCCTGTCCGCTTCTGACTCGCCAGTCGTGGTCCAAACTCCGCCCTGCAGACGCAGCGGTTCATCTGGATTCGTGGCCAAGATCTCATTGAGCCGACGCTCGAAGGAGCTCGCCGTCATCTTTGGGCCCGTGTAACCCATGTTCCACGACATTCCTTGCTTCTCGAGCAGGGCGAGGTGTCTCGAAACCTCCAGAAGAAGGATCTTCCGGTCCTCCCCTTTCCGCCAGCCGAGCTGACGGTCGAGCGGCGGGATCGATGTCGACCCCGCCATACGGAGGTCGAGGCCGTGGTTGGCCTTTACGTTCCACGTCACCGCATCGAGAAGCGTCCGCTGGTCCTTACGCTGAGTACATTCCTGAACTCGCTGGGCTGCCTCCTGGAGGAGCGCTTCAACGCGGTTGTGTGCCCGCATGTCGAGCGTAAGCGGCGTCCTGGTTGTCACGATCCACCAGTGGACTGCGGGCCCGAAGCGTCGTCAAGCGGACCCCGGCAGGTCGCCTACCGCAGGTCGCCAATCGTCCGCGTCATAACGGGTACATGACTACCAAACGCAAGGCGGCTTCGGAGGGCATCCCCTCCGAAGCCAAGATCCGAACCACCATCAAGGCGGCGATCGACGGGGCGAGCGTGAAGCGCGTCGCCGTTCGGCTCGGGCTCTCGAGAGAGGCGACGCTCCGACTCGCCGGCGACCTGCCGGTGCAGAAAGGGACGTTGCTGCTCGCTGCGCAGAACCTGTCCAACCTCGACGAGCGGCAGCCACAATGAAGAAGCTGCCGATCAAAGTTATCCGGGCTGGGGCGACCGACGACCGCCTCCGCGCACGCCCACCATCCGCCGTCGTGACGGAGGCCCCCCGCTGCTCGCGATGTCGCTGATACCTGCCGGGAGACAAAACGCCGAGAGGCTATCCGTTGTGTCGCTGCAAGACGGTCCAGCAGGCGGCCCAGAGGCGAGCCGACTTGCTCCCAACGTCCGCGGCCGCGGCGGTCTTCGGCGTGAGCGTTGGACGGTTCACACGCGCGATGGACAAGCTGGGCGTCCATCACGACGACGAGCGCACCAACCCGCGCCAGCCATCCGGACCGAAAGCGAGGCTCTGGTCGAAGCAGAAGTTGCTCGACTTGAAGCGGGCTATTGCCTCGCTCTCGAGCGGAACCGACGCACCTCCCGACGACGGCGACACGGTGGACTGCGACGCCTGCGCCAAGCCGTTCGCGCTCCTGGCCGACGTATGCCCTCACTGCGGACACGATCATTCGGCCGAGGCCGATCCTTCCTAGACGCTCAGCCCCGTCGAGGTTCGGAAAAACGCTTTGCCGCAATATCGCGCTCAAGCTATATTACCCAACGCATGGCATCCCGGAAGAAAACGAAACCCAAGAGTCGGCGCACACCGCTGGTCACGCTCCGCGGCGAGGTCCTGCAGCTCACGCAGGTCCAAGTCGCGGAGCGGACGGGCATGGTCCAGGGCGACATCTCTCGCCTCGAGCGTCGACCGAGTTTGGACGACGTCGCTGTCGGCACGCTGCGACGCTACGTGACCGGGCTCGGCGGCGAGCTGCGGCTCGTGGCGGTCGTGGGCAAGGAAGACTTCGAGCTTACCGGGCGCGCAGGGAAAGAAGGAGCGGACGAATGACAACGACGAAGGGCGGTAGCGGAGGCGGCAAGGTGATCGGCCTCGATCACTTCAAGCTTCGACGATCAACAAACACGATTCGCCAGCACGCAGAGGCCGACAGAGAGCTGCGCAAGCTGCTCGACGAGAGCTACGAGGCGTGGCGAGAGGCGATGGGCTCAGACCTCGACCAGCTGAACGAGTCCCTGCTGCAGCTCGCCTGGGACATCGGACTCGAGACGAGCATCACCGTCGGCGATGTTCCTCAGCTCTCGCAGGAGGTCGCCGGGCTCTCCCGCGCCGAGTGGCAACACCGCTGCTTCCTGCGCGCGCGGGTGTTCGAGTTTCTCGCCGATTCGATGCGCGAGGAGATGTACAGCGAGGTGAAGCGTTCCGCACTCGAGGTCGAGTGGCACGCCTACCAGAAGGCTAACGGGCCGAAGCCGGTCAAGAAGGCGTCGAAGACCAAGACCAAAGCCAAGTCTAAGACCAAGACCAAGTCGAAAACGAAGAAGTGAACCGATAGGTGGCCGGCGCGGTGTTCCACCACCCGCCGGCCAGGCCGACCCCACTCGCATGGAGCCGACAATGAAAACTCGCACATCTAGAACCGCGCCGAAACCGATCAAAGCATGCGCCTGCGGGCGCTCATTCACCCAAGCCGATTGGGAGCACCTCCCGCGCGCCGGCGAACACCTCGACGATGACGTCCGCGCCGAGATGCGAAACTGCCCGTGCGGCTCGACCCTGCTCCTGAGCAAGGTCAGGGTCCGCGTGCTCTACACGGTCGAACAGACCGATGGAGCGTGGCTCCTTTTCCGCCGAGCAGGCAACGGTGAGCCGGTCGCCGTGGGGCTCGCATCGGCGAAGTTCGCCACGCGGTTCGGCTCGAAGGCGACCGCCGAGTCAAAGATCCCGAACCAGCGGCGCGTTGACCGACTGGCGGCGACGCGGTTGAACGTCGAGCTCATCGAGAGCGCCAACGACAACGCCAAGGGGGCGAGCTAGCCATGGGTCGCCCTGCAACGGGGTCGCCCCGGTGGAACCCGACGAAGAAGGTCTGGGAGGCGCGCATCTCGATCACCGGCCAGAAGAACCGCAAGCACGTGGCGATGAAGCACGTCCCGGCGTGCAAGGTCGCGCCGGCATCCCCTCCCCCCAAGTGCCCGTGCACGAGCTGCCTCCTGGCGAAGGAGGTCGCGCAGATCGTCAGCGACAAGGCCCGACGCGAGGGGCGCGTCCCGGAGGAAACCGCCGAGACCGCCAACGAGTGGCACGAGCGCTACCTGAAGCTGCACGGCAGCTTCGGCAACGAGACCCGCGGCATGGGTCAGTGGCTGCGGTGGTGCGAGCCGCTCGGTACCACACCGATGGCCGAGCTTCGGCGCGATCAGGTCGTCGCCGTGCGCGACGCGATCACGGTCGCCGTTCATCGGGACGAGATTAGCCCTAAGCGCGCGGCGAACCTCTGGAGCGAGCTGATCAAGGCGCCGTTCTCGCGCGCCTTCAGCGACGACGATCCGAAGTACTCGACGGTGCGGGTTGGCCCCGCGAACGCGAACCCGGCAACGGGCATCAAACCCCCCGTGTCGACGAAGGAGAAGCAGGAGGCGGCCAAGGAGCGGCAGTGCATGATGCCCCGCACCTTCCTCCTGCTGATGCAGCACGCGCCGGTCGAGTGGGCGCGGCTCTACGCCGTGATGGCGTTCCTCTACGTGCGCCCCGAAGAGCTGTACGCGCTCCGATGGTCCGATGTCGACTGGGACGGTCACGAGATCCGGGTTCGCCGGTCGATGGACTTGAAGTCGGGCGAGGAGAAGTCGACCAAGACCAAGGCCGGCCGGCGAGAGGTCCCGATCCATCCCAACCTGATGCCGCTGCTGATGCAGATGCGGGCGGAGGCGGGAGGGACCGAGGCGAAGGACAAGCGCATCGTGCCGCTCGCCACGGCCGTGCGCGACGTCGAGAAGATCCCGACGATGCTCCGCCGGCACATCGAGGCGACCGCCCTCGCCTCCGGCATCGACCTCGACGAGCTCGTCAAAGGGTCGGAGGAGCTGATGGCGTTCGACGCCCGGTCATGGCGCACGACCGGGTGCTCGTGGCACGCGATGCTGGGGACCGACAGCTACGCGCTCGCCCGGTGGGCCGGGCACGAGTCCCCGGACATCACCTGGGGCCACTACGCGAAGCAGGGACCAGACCTCCGGCGGCGTCACGGAGAACCGTTCCCGCCGCTTCCGGAGCGCCTTCTCGACCCGCCACGAGGTTTTGGCGGGGTTTCGGTTTTTTGGTCTGGGAACCCCGAAGATTCTCGGGGTTTTCAGTGCGAAGGAGGGGACTTGAACCCTGCCCCAGTAGGGCCGGAAACGTCCGCTGAGAGTGCACCAGAGCTCGATAAACCCGCACCTTCGTCGCCACAACCCCCGACGACCGACCCGACAGTTTCGGCCGGGAGCGACCCGCCAAAAGACGCCGAGTTGAATCCTTTCAACTTGGCCGAAGACGCCGTCATGGTCGCCCTGGCCTCGGCCCTGGGCGAAGCAGCCAAGGCCGGACGGTTCGACGTAGTCGCCCAGCTCGCCCGGCAGCTCGAAGAGAGGCAGCACGCCCAGGCCGGCGTCGCCCGCCTTGACGAAGCCCGGGAGCGGCGGCGAAGTCGAGGACAATGACCACGAAGCGCGTACCGCTCGAGGCACACCCCCAGGGGCGCAAGCTCCTGGGGGCTGTCGCTCGTGCCGAGCGGATCCAGCAGCATCTCGAATCCATCCTGTGGTTCATGGGCCGAGGCATCGGCACGCCTACCGAGCTCGCGAAGATGCGGTCGTTCGCGCGCGAGGTCGACGCGATGTGGAAGGCGTCGGTGCAGAAGCGCTCGATCGAGCACGAGCTCCCGATGCGGTTCCTCGACGCCGTCGACCATGCGGCGCGACTCGAGGCCAGTGCACCGGAGCGGGCCGCGTACGCGGCGAAGATACTTGCCGCCCGCTTGCCGGAGCACACGGTCGGGGAGCAAGCGTTTATCAATGCGATGAAGGTCTGGCGTCGGCCGCGGCGAAGCTGGAAAGTCCTGCGCGAGATCATCCGGGCAGGCGTGACTACGAAGGTCCCGGACAGCCCGGGAGCACTCCGCGTGCAGTTCGCGCGCTGGCGCCAAGGGTCGGGACACTAACGACTTCTCGCGTAGCAACCCCACGTACGCGAACGAGAGGCAGCATCAGGTGACGTGACGCAACGTGGCCCGCGAGGGCTCCGCGCCATAAGCCTGTCATGCCGAGACACCGACTCATCCCCCAAGGCCTCGTTCCCGCCACCGCCAAGCCGGAGCCGCAAGAGGAGGCGTTCGCCAAGCCGGAGCCGCAGCCGCCGTTGCAAGTGGCGTTCGCCAAGCCGTTGGCGCGTGCGCGGCCGGTCGACATCCGCCGGCAGGCTCGTCTGCTCTCCGCAGAGGCAGACGTGGAGATCCGCACGGCTGTCCGCGCGCTCGAGGAAGGTGCGGAGAGCATTCGCGCCGGACGCGTCCGTGAGCGTGTGCTCCTCGCCGCCGAGACGTTGGGGTTCGAGCTTCCGTCGTCGAAGGGACCGTCCGCCGCCTGAGCGAGCCCCACGATGACAAATCGCAAGACCACACTCACTCGAGCGGAGCGCAAGGCGCGCTGGCTCGATCTCGCCGAGCAGCAGTTCGAGCTGCTCCATCCGAAGGACGACGACCTCGAGGTCTACTCGACCGAGTCGTCGGAGCTCTGGCCTCGCCAAGCGCGAAGCCGCAGGCATGCCCGGGATCTGATCCGGCAGGTGCCCGGCCACGTGCGTCACGGGACGGGGCCGGCGACGCAATGGCGGGTCGAGGCCGATCTCTACCGGAGGCACTACACCAAACGGCCGATCGTGAAGACGGTGCCCGCGCCGTCGGCGACGACGAACGAGCCACTGACGGCCGAGCAGCTCGCCGATCTCGCGCTCGAAGAAGCAGGCCTCCGAGCGACGAGGTCCGCATGAAGAGCCGAGAGCAGCGGAAGGCCGCCGTCGCCGAGATGATCGCGACCTGCGAGTGGGACGACGACGTCGACGCATTGCACTTCAGCGCCGTCTACGACGTCATGCACGAGAAGGTCTACGGCGTGACGCCAACCGACGCCGGGCCGAAGACCGACGCGGCAGCCGCCGCTCTCATCGATGCCGAGTTCGGCGGCAACGTGATGGCGGCTGTCGAATTCGCGATCTGGCTCTGGAACCGCGAGACGAAGCGCGAGCGCTGGCGTCGCGAGGAAAAGCAGCCGGGCAAGCGCATCACGTGGCAGTGGTTCTTCAGCGCCAATGCGGTGACCGACTACCGGGTCGAGATGCAGCGGGCCGGCAAGCACCTGCCGGCGCCCGCGGCCAGCGTCGCAACACCGGTCGATGAAGACTGGAAGAGCGCACTCGACTGGGTCGAGCGCCGAGGCAAACCGCGGGCCCTGAGGCCGACGATCAACAACATCCAGCTGGTGCTCGTTCATGACCCGCGGTGGGCAGGCGTCCTCGCCATCGACGAGTTCATCGGCGACATCACGACGACCCGCATCCCCCCGTGGCACGACGACCTCGCTCCCGCAGGCCGCAACGTCGGCGAGTGGCGTGATGACGACGTGCCTCGATTGTGCGCATGGCTCTCGCGCGAGTACGCGTGCGATGCGGGCACGACGGCCGCGCTGCACGCGGCGGCGCTCGCGGCGGCGAAGAAGATCGTGCACCCCGTGCGCGACTACCTCCGCTCGCTCGTCTGGGACGGCGAGGCGCGCATCGACACCTGGCTCGCAGACTTCTGCCGAGCAACTGAGGACGACTACTCGCGCGCGGTCGGCGCGAAGTTCCTCATCGCCGCGGTCGCCCGAATCATGCAGCCCGGCGTGAAGGTCGACACGATGCTCGTCCTCGAGGGCAAGCAGGGCGCGCTCAAGAGCACCGCCGCCCTCACGCTCGGCGGTGAGAAGTGGACTCTCGAGATGGCGCCAGAGTTTGGGACGAAGGACGGCTATCAGGTCCTTCGCCGGAAGTGGGTCGTCGAGATCCCCGAGCTCGAGGCTATGAGCCGCGCGGACGCGTCGAAGGCCAAGGCGTTCATCTCGCACCGCACGGACACGTACCGCCCGAGCTACGGCCGCGGCTCCGTCGACTTTCCCAGGCAGTGCGTCTTCATCGGGACGACCAACGCCGAGCACTACTTGAAGGACGACACGGGCGGCCGGCGCTTCTGGCCCGTCCGCGTGCGCAGCATCGACATCGCAGGGCTGGCGGCAGCGCGCGACCAACTCTGGGCCGAAGCACGTGTCCGGTTCGAGCGTGGCGAGGCGTGGCACGTCACAGACCAGAAGCTGCTCGAGCGGTTCGAGGCCGAGCAGGCGGACAGGCACATCGCCGACCCGCGTGAGGAGGCCATCCACGACTGGCTGCGCGAGCCATCGCAGGAAGGCGTGAGGCGACGCGCGAACGGGGTCACCACGATCGACGTCTTGCAGGGAGCATTGAAGCTGCCGATCAAGCAGTGCGTTCGAGCCGATCAGATGCTCGCGGCGGCAGCCCTCGCACGCGCTGGCTGGGCGAGGGACGGTCGGCAGAGCCGCCGCGACGGCAAGCAGGTGCGCCTGTACCGGCCCGAGGATGTTGCAGGTCGTGACGGGGTTGTGACGCGCGTTCGACCTTTGAAAAAGGGCCGTTCATCCACCTTGTCACAACCGTCACAACCTATTCCTGGATCTAGAGGGGGGAAACAGGATCAGGGCAGTGACGACACACCCACGATCTCCGAAACAGGTCGTGACGGTTGTGACGTTGTGACAGCACCAGCCCGGCCGCTACGTCGTCGGTCCGAAGCGGTGAAGCTGAAGGTCGTCGCCGGGGGAGGTGGCGGATGACCGCCTCCGATTCGTGGCTGCTCACGATGTTCTGGAGCGACAGCACGC